GTTGCCTTGAAATATGCCTTGGTTGATATGTGGGCTAAATTTCCTGATTTTGCAGCGCGTTATATGGCGTTAGTCAGACAGGCCATTGGTAACGATATGTTAACCATCGGCTGGTTGGGTACATCTAAAGCGGCCAATACGGTTGCGGCTGATTTATCGGATGTGAATATCGGCTGGTTACAGTTGATCCGTGTTTATAACGCAGGTTCGCAGTATTTAATCGGTAATGCGACAGCCAACTTAGCCGACTCGGTTACTTTGGGTGGTACGGCATTAGGTGGTTTTTTAAATCTGGATATTCTGGCAAAAGCGGCAAAAGAAATGCTGCCGATTCATCACCAAAACCGTGATGACCTCGTGTTGCTGGTGGGTTCTGATGTGCTGTCTTATCAGCAAGATACGTATTATGAAGCGAACGGCAATACACCGACTGAAAAAGCGATGTTATCCGGCAGAATTACCAAGGCTTATGCAGAAATGCCAACGATGGTGCCGCCATTTTTCCCGCAAAGCAGCTTATTGATTACGCCATTAAGCAATCTGTCGATTTATTATCAAGATAGCTCTGTTCGCCGTCTGCAAAAAGATAAACCTGAGAAGAATGAAGTACAAGAATTTAACTCAGTGAACCAAGGGTACGTGGTTGAAGATGAAGAAATGACCGCGTTTATTGAAGGCATCACTTTTAACTAATCATTATGAGCCGAATTAAAGAGATTAAAGCCGCTCAAATTGCAGCGGCTAAGGAACGTGGGGAAGACACCCCTCACGTCAACCCCAAATCTGTCGATGCAGTGGTCAGTAATAAACCGCTTAACCGATTGCAGAAAATCAAACTCGCCCAAATTGCTGCAGCTGAAGAAAAGGGGGAAGACCATCCGTATATGATCGGTGTCGATATGGCATCGGGAAAAGATACATCGGTTGTTTCTCATGCACCCAGCACTTTAGAAAACTATCAAATGGCCTTAGCGATTGATCTGGAAAAGATCAAAGCCGCAACTGACATCCCTGAAAAAATTCGTATTAAGGCGACTGTTTTACAGACCTACACGGATTTTACTAACGACTATATTGAACAAGGGCATAACTACCCGAACGATGTGGCCGTGCAGGTGATGATCTGGCAATTAGATGCAGGTGATATTGAAGACGGATTGAATTTAGCGTTTGTATTGATTGAACAAAATCAACGCATGCCGCAGAAATTTGACCGCAACATGGAAACCTTTATCTGTGACTTTATTTACGATTGGTCTAGCGAGCAATTAAAAGCAAAACACAGTGCCAGCCCGTATTTAGATTCGGTGGTTGCTGTGGCAGCTGATTGGGATATCCCTGTTGTTTGCTTAAGTAAAGTTTTGGTGATGTTAGCAAAACACAAAGAACAGGCGGGTGATTACCAGCGTGCATTTGATTTGTGTGTCGCGGCTGAAACCATCAACCCAGAAAAAGCAGGGGTTAAAGGCTTAAAAGCCAACTGTGAGAAACATTTAAAACCCGCGTAAAGCGAAAGCTTTGCACTTTTACCCGCTCCTCAAGCCCAGGGCTGGCAATCACTACTTTTAACACGCTGATGCGTTGTTTAAAACTAGCTGTTTGTCCTGGCACTACTTATAGAAGGTTGTTATGAAAATACGTTTATCTCCCTTGTTTTTAACACTGATGATGGCAGTGGCTCCGCTGGCATTAACCGGCTGTTTAGAAAATTACCAATTTGGCGATATCACCCGCTTTACCGTGCATGAACTGGCAGAACTCGAAAAAGCACGTGTGCAGTATTGTGATATTAACAGTAGCTCTTTAACTCGTGACGCGGCTTTGATCGCTATCCGTAGCAAAGTATCAGACTACCCAGAAAACGGGATTTGTACTGCGCCTAAAATAACTGATTACGCAGAAGAAAAAGACAGTTATTTCCGCGTTGAGAAACCTTATTACGACATTCGCGCAGGCCCACGAGATCCCTTTTTAACCACGCATCTTGCCCTTTAATTAATAACCGAGCTTTATCATGGCATTCATTGGAAACCCTGCACTGGCATCATCCGCACCTATTAGTAATGACGGTTTTTGGCCTGATTTATTAACCGGTGATTTGATGGCTAAATACCGCATTCCTTCTGAATATGAAGGTGGCGTGATTGAAACAGGTTTAATCATGGCCATGATTCAGGTTAATGCGCAATTAGAGGCCGTGAAGCAAACCATCATTGATTTAGGCCATGCCGATTTAGACGCTTATATCGCCACAAAATCACAGTTAATTGGGGGTAAAGAAGTTTTACTCTCGCAATATGAGCATGCGGTTTATACACGTGCCAAAGCGGGTTTATTGCAGCAATTTAAAACCATGAACCGGCGCAAGATTGCAGAAACCGAAGCGAAAGAAAGTGATGAAACCGAGCTTTACTGGTTGGATCAATCGCAATCGATGATTAAACAGTTTTTTGATTTACTAATCCCGCTTAATTCAGTGGTGGGTAAAGCCAATACACATGTTGCGTTGTTATGAAACAACTAGCCGATTTAACGGCGTTTTTAATTAGCCTAAATCTTGTCGCGGTTGAAAACATAGACAGCTATATTGATGATCCGAAAATAATCCCATCGGGCAAATTGACCAGTGACGATAGCATCATTCTGTATCGCTTGGATTACACCGCCACGATTAATATTGAAGCGTATCCACATAAACGACACGCACCCGAATTATTGTTTGGCCATCTTTGTGCCTGGTTAATGGATAACGATGCAGAGCGCGATGAAATTGCAACGCCCAATGTTGATGTAGATATTTTAGACAATGAAACCGCTGATATAGAGATCAGTATTGATTTTGAAGAAGACGTACACGCCATTGAAGATATCACCGGTGAAATCAGCTTAAACGGCAAGCAATACAAAATTTTAGCCAGTGACCTTTATTATGCTAAATCGGGTGATCTAAGCGCATGAGCATGAAAGTTGATGTGGATGTGGTCGGATTATTACCGATGAAACGCCAAGTGCAATTACTCGCTATGTCGTCAAAACGTCGTCGTCGCTTAATGAATAAAGTGGCTAAGAAGGTAATTAGTCAGAGTAAAAAAAGAGTTCGTGAGCAAAAAGACTTAAACGGCCAGCCGTTTAAAGACCGAGCCAAAAAACGAAGCAGTAACCGTCGCAAAATGTTGAGTCGCTTGGTTAAGCAATTAAAAGTAATCAAGCTAGATGACCACACGGGAACGGTCGGTTTTTACAACCAGAAAGTGGGCGCTATTGCAGCCGATCAGCAATACGGAAAAACCACCACGGTGAGCTCTAAAAGCTTTAGTACACGAAGCAAAGAGAGCTACAACAAACCAGCTACTCGAAAACAAGCGAAAGCACTATTAGACGCGGGTTTTAAGGTGAAAAGAGCCAGTGGCAAGGGCAAAAAAAAGCCCTCGCTTAAATATATTACGAACACTTACACCCAAGGCCAAGCGGGTTCTACCTTAAGTAAACTGCGCGAATGGTCGGGTGAGAAAGCAAAAACAAGTTGGGTGACTCGAATCCCTGCACGCTCATTTTTAGGGGCAACAAGGAAAGAAATCACCCAATATATTGATCAAATTTACGTTGAAATGAATCAGGAGATGAAACGCCATGGCACTCGGTAAAATCGCAGTCAACGCCCTTAATTTAGCACAAGGGCCATTCCCAACGATTGATAAGTATTTCTTATTTATCGGTGTGGGCGCAACTAATACAGATACCTTACTGTTTTTAAATACAGACAGTGATTTAGACGTGGAGTTAGGCGCAGCGGATTCTGAAATTAAACGCAATATCCAAGCCGCCAAAGCCAATGCAGGGCAAAACTGGGCGGCTGCGGTTGTTCCCGTGGCAGATGGTGCGCTATGGGAAGCCGCGTTTGATATGGCCATGAACAGCGATATTAAAGTAGAAGCCTGTGTAGTTTGTACGCCCGTAGCAGTGCAAGCAGATTTAACTGCAATGCACACTAAAGCGATGGAAACCATTGCGACCTTTGGCCGACGCGTGTTTTTTATTGCCACAGCTCCCGCGATTGATCCAACAGCCGTGACAGGTCAAACATGGTCTGCCTACATTACCGC